CTCTCATAGCACATTGTTGAAAGTAGGCATAGCATTTCTACCAGTTCTACTTTCAACAGCCGTGAGGGCCGCCCCTTTCTTCCAGTCTAGAGGAACTAATGCCTGAGAGAAGGGACGATATTTATTTGCGTAATGCGTGGGTAAGTATTGTTTCTTTTGGATGGTGTAGGTTTTGAAGGATTGGAGTCGTGGAGTTTTCGAGTGTTCAAGAAGATGTAATAATGAATCTTTATTTTGACGTGAGAGAGCGACATTTGCTTTAACATCTGCTATCAGTTCCTTTTTGATGGCACTAACACTCTCCCAGTTGGAAGTGGCCTCAATGATCTTAACACGGTTCTTTAGTTGCTTAGTAATTTCTGCAGCATTGAACTGTTTCGTGTCGATCAATTTGAGGATTCTATTCCTATCTGTGATTTGAGAGAGGAAGATTGGTAACCATTGATCGTATTCGATGACGTCTTTTGATTTTTCAAAGGTAATTTCATTGAGTTGATCTCTTAATTCCGTCTTGATACAATCATTTATACGGGTCGTTGTCCATTTGGGCTCTCGACCTTTAATGATTAAGGCGACGTACATCCAGTCTTCCTTGGTCACTGCTCTGCAATTCCTTTTACAACCACCTACTTCTACTGGAAGTCCTTTCAGTAGTGGTGGTGTGCATCTTTTCAGATAGTATTCTCTTAGTCTGGAACTTGGTGCATTGTTGGTCTTAGTGTTTTGTATTGTAGTGAACATCGTTAGTTTGTTGGGGTGAATGCTGTTGAAGGTTTGTTTCATTCCTGTTAACTCTGATATCTTCGGCACATTTGTAATGATGATCTTATCAAGATCTGCTCTAACAAGACATTCACAAAACACGCCATAGCTAGGACTGAAGAAGGTTTTTGATTTATTTAACTCAAAACCTAGTTCTAACATGATGTGTTCGTACTTTGTGACTTGTTCTTGTGTCCAATGAGCAATTAGATCATCTCCCATAATCCTAAAGTTTCGGTTATTTGAAACTTGGGATGCGGCGTAGTGATGAAGGAGTGAAAGTATAGGCCAGGTTATACCTAGTCCCATATGAGTACCTCTCTTAGTGCACTTATTCGTTTCTTTGATTCGCATAGGGCCCACGCACTTAGTCACTGCTTGCATGAAGTTGTTGTCCCACTTCAGGATCTCGCCTAGGTGCTCGATCACATGTTTCGCCAATTGGTGAGGTATGCGATCTGATGCAGCACTGAGATCTGAAGAATACAACCATGCACCGCCTTCTCTGTTCTTTGAGAAGTACATGGGTTTCGTCCAGTCATGTCTTAATGGTTCTTTTATTCCTCCTAATTTATGGAGTATTGGGACTAAACGCTTATTTGCAAGGCGTGAGACGTGAGTAAGGCTTGCAGGATGAATTGAGGCAGTTCTACATTTAAATCCTATTTCAGGTATTGTTAGAACTTTGATCTCTGGTACATTCATCAAGAGGACTTCGTTTATAGATGTGTTGAATGAGAGTTGACTGAATGAGGAAATACGACTTTCTGCTTCTCTTAATTTTTCGAGTTGATTCTGTCTAATGAGGAATTGAGCGAGTTCTAGTATTGGTGTCTCGGCACTCATAATGTTTTGGACGTGCGCGTTTCTGCCTATATCGTATACAGGTAAGCGTACTAGTGGTACTAATAGTCTACACAGGTTTAATCTTGTTTGTAGTTTTCGTATTACTCTCTCATTGTGGGTTCTTCTTCGAGTCGCATCTAGTTCTTCATTGAAGATGTCATAGGGTGGTGCTAATTTCTGGGGTGGTGTAAGTGTCTGGGCAACTGGACCTGCCAAAGATATTTCAACTACTGGTGCCGACGCTGTTCTAGGCGAGTACATACTCGTCAGCGGCGAAGATCCTCGTGGTGTGTTGATTAAATCATCATACGTAGCGAGGTCTTCTTGCGTGATATCAAGTTGATCATGGTATTCTAATCTGAGTTTTCTTATCTCGATACCAATATCTTCTAGTGGTATGGGGTGGTAGTACTGTGCACGAAGCACATCCACTTCCATTTCTTGGAGAATCTTTTTATCCATGAAATAGCCACTAACTCCGGAGTTCTTTCCTTTAACTTCAAGTGATCCTCTTAGTGAGGTGGTCGGTAGGAGAGAAAAGTGGTCAGTTCCAATGTCAGGTTGTTTGCTTTGTATTCTGGTTATGTTGTTATTAAGGTGATTAGTGATTGATGAGTGGTGGTTGAAGTGTGTGTTGGTTGGTGGTGTAAACCACCGATTGATGCAAGCTTCTTTTGCTCGATTCATCAATCGTTGGCTTTGCTTCAGTGGAAACGCTCGAGCTAAAGTCGATGCTTGGTGAGTCATCTCGTCAGTCGTCTTTGATTCCTTATTAGCACATCTTAACCTTAGTGCATGCGACCAATTCTTGATATATCCAGGACCTTGGTAGAGTATGTTCACGATAAAGTGTAGGAAACCTTGAAGTCTTTCTTGATTTCTTGTGGTATACTTTGTCATCTTGTGAACGTCTCCCTCTGCCAATATGTAGCACTCCCTGAACATGACGAAATGTTCTTTAATGATCCTCGCTCTTTTATACTCCTCTAGTAAGTGACACTTTACTTTCTTCTTACTCGAACATAACTCCACGATAGTCTGCAAACCAGACATACAGGTTGGTCTCAAGCGTCTTTTTAGACACTTTAGAGCATTCACAGATTTG